GGTGTTGTTGATGCTCCACCTTGTGTTAGGAAGTAACCGGCGTTTTCATCAGCTTTAACTACATCGAAACGTGTAGCAACTTGTAGATATTCGCCAAAGATTTCGTTATCAACCCACTTAACTTGAATATCTAATCTATCAGCCATAACAACGGCACGTTTTAGATCACCAATCCAAGCATGTGATTCACCGTCTTTACCTAAAGCAGAATCTTCTACAACAGTTACTGGCACTCCAAGTAATGTAACCGGTGAATCATCAGTGATTGGTTGATGTAACAAGTATTGACCGTTCTTATCCTTTAAAGTATCTAAGTAGTTATAGAAACTTTGTGAAGCAACAATTACCTTGCTATAAGCTGGGTCAAGGTCAACGTTAAGAATGTGCTTGATATCGTCAACAGATTCACCGGCTACTGTCTTAGCAGTAAATGACTTCAACACTGTTGAAATAGCAGCATTAACAGTGTTTTGCTTTTGTTCTTGAGCGTTTCTAGCAACCATTCCAGTCAAATCAATTGCAGAATCTTGAATTGATTCATTAGAAATTGGAATAGCACCACGATATGTTTGAATTTCCCATGAAATATTCTCAAAATCTGGCTTTGCCAATTCAGGGTTCTTAGCAAGCTCTTCAACAGTGTTCAATACAGCTGTTGCACGTTTTAGAATAGGATATTTACCAGTAGCAGTAGTAGCAGTAAAATGTTGTACTAATTTTGATAAATCAGTTACTGATTTAATTTCATTTTCGGGATTGTAAATAATTGATTCTGGAATAGTAACGGCAACATTAGGACTTGTAATACCATCACGAACTTCCTTGCCACGAGAATGAATATAAAGATTCAATGAACGCTTTTCGTCATTCTTTGGATCAACAGCAGGTTTGTCACCATTAGGATCAATCTTCTTTGTTGGAACTTTACGCAATGAGCGATATTCATCCAACTTTTCTTTATCAGAATTAATTTCTTCTTCCATACTGCGAACAGATTTCGCATCGTTGTCAGCCTTATTTAATTCATCCTCGGTTGATTTGTCATTTTCAAGGATAGAACGAACTGAAACTGCTAGTTTGCTATTCTTACTTGTCTTTTCTGCGATTGAAGTTTCCAAACCGCGAATAATTTCGTCTAAAGTCATATATATCTCCTTATTTTTTGTACAAAAATAGGCCACTGAACTTAATCAGTGATCTTTTTCATTTCTTCTATATTTAATTTTCTTAATAACATCTTTCGTTTTTGCTCTCTGGCAATAATTAACGGTTCTTTATCAAGTTTCTCAATCATTTCTTTTGACCTGGCACCTACTGCCACATCCGTATCTTCATAGGCTGGTGTAGTGACTATTGAAACGTCATGCAACTTATCAATCGAACGAATTGTACGTTCGTACGAAATGCCATCTTTATCAGAAGCACGCCATTCATCTGCCGAATCTACATCAGGCATGGTAAACGCAAATGAACATTGTGATAGAATACCAGTTCTAACTTCCTCTAACACGTCGTTAGCAACGGTTGTATTTGGTAAATCAATCTTAAATCTCAATCCTGTATCATCTTTTGATAATGATAAATTGACGCCTGAACGTCCTAGCAATTTTGATTGATCGTGGTTAAAAGTAGCAACCACATTACTCATATCAGTATTATCAAGGCAACGACTATCAAGTGTTTCAACAAAATAATTTCCATCACCTAAGTTTAATGGTTGAGAGCGTTTATTGAACTTTAAGGCATAACCTTCAACAACTCTTGAATCACCGCTAACTTGTACCTTCGTCTGCATTGTTCTTTGTTCCGTTTGAATCACCTCCCTTCTCTGGAGTTTTATTATTCTCCTGGTATTGCTGTTTGAAGTTTAATTCCACAGTATTTAATGTCGATTGATATTTATTCATATTCTCATTATCTTTATCAGACTTCTTACCTAACTCGGCTCTAACTTCGTTAGGAGTTAAAATATTATGTTCTTCTAATGCCGTCAGTTCAGTAACCGGTCTCGATGTTTCCTTACGAGTATCAAAATCGAAACGATATTTATGTCTCTCTTTATCATTAAGAAGTTTCATCTGAAACTCGCTAATAATAGGTTGGAAATAAAACGGTAGATCCGATTGAATATAACCAGCATTCAGCTGTGAAACTGATTGGTTAGGAGAATTAATAGCTAACTTATAAGCTGGAATTCGCATAGCTTTAGCAATTTGACTTGTGGACCAGTTGTTAGAATTGATTAAATTAAGAACACTGGTATCAATTTCAAGTGGTTGATAGTCCATTGTGTCATCAGTAATGATTGGCCCATTAGAGTCCCCTTCTTGAGCAAATTCAAAATCAGTTTTTATTTTTCGTCTTGATTCCTTGCTAAGTTTTGCGCCTTTAACCTTTAGGATTGAACCTTTAAGTCCAGACTTAAAAAACTTACCTAACGTATCAACACCCGACTTTTGAAGTCCAATTTCATCGCTCAAAGACAACAACGGAGAACGCCCATAAATGCCGTCTGAACTAAAAAACTTAAAATGAATAACATCGTTTGGTTCTAAATCAAACGATTCTCTCTCATCAATAGGATTGAACGTATAGTAATAGTGACGGCCATTAATTGGATCGTCTCGATAATTAATAGTTACCTGTGATGGAGAATAATATTCTAATTCGATTGGCTTGCCAGCTGTTTTACTGTAAGGCAAAGGATCACGAATAACTCTTGTATAAGAATTACCCGTTAGAATTGCATTCACCATCATTGAAAATTTCCAATCGTAAGCAGACATTTGGCTATTGATTTTTTTATTTAATAAATATGTGACTGTATCATCATTAATAATCGAATCATCAGCATCTTTAATTTGTAGAATGGGGAATCTAGCAACATCACCAGCCACAATTGAAACAGCAGTTAAAACATCCGAATTCTTTAAGGCACCAATACCTGTCAGTCCGTCATTTCTTGGTAAAATCCCATGATCTAAATAGTCCATTGCCCAATCTTGAGAGTTTGAACCATCTAAACTTCTAAAAAAACTCATTTATTCACCTCCTCTCTAGTCAGATTTGAACATTAACCATGCTAGAACGATTAACAGTAAACCGGTTGATATAAACCCAACGGTTTCACTAATTAAAAATGTCCCAATTGAAAGCATTAAAAAACCACAGATCATAATAATCTGCGGTATGTTCAGAATTATCCATTTAATTACTTGTTTCATATTCAAACTCCTAAAATCCAAATTCATCACTCATCACATAATCATCATTTAAATAATTATCGATATCCTCGGTGAAACATACCGCATAAGCATCTAACAGTGCATCTAGTGCATCAATTTTATTACTATATTTGTTTTTGTTGATACGAACTCCATTGTTATCGGTCATAGTAATAGCATTGGTAACAGCTGTTTTAAGAATCACACTATTAGAATGGGTTATATCTTCATTAATCACTCCGTCTCTAAATTCCTTAGTAGGAGCAGAGAGAGTGGCAGTGCCTTGTCTAATGGAAACTAATGTCCATTCTGGATGTCGTTTCTCAATTAGAGCAACCAATTGACCTGATTGATATGGATCATACATGATTCCTTGAATATCTAGATTGTTTTCTTCAATAAACGATTCTAACCATTCAAATACTCGTTCATTATCAATAACTCCTGAATCAAGTTTGGTAATTTCACATTGTCCCAGCGATTCAAGCTTTCGGTAGTCCATTCTATCTTTTTTAATTTTGGCATCTAAGCCGTATTTAGTTCCAACGAACGCATATGAATCAGCAAACCATTTGTTTTCAATGGGAATAAGCCAGCTAATCGCAAACAAGTCAGAACTTTTACCAATATCCACACCTAACCAGGCTCGCTTACTATTTATATCTGGAGTTTCAACTTCTGTCTTGTTCCAATCATCAATATCCAAATATGAATCTTCTTCTGCTTGACGCCACATATTAAAGTTCTTAACTAAAACTGAATTTTTTTCACCAGTTTGCTTAGCGACTTCCCAGCGATCGTGCAAATATTGATTAAGCTTCTTACGAAGTCCTTTAATTTCCAATAATGGGTTACTTTTAATCCATGTGTCAGGGTTCTCAATCTCTTCAATTGATTCTTGCTCAGCAATGAATGCAAAATATTTATCATCGACAATATCGCCTGATAGAATTTTCTTGGCTCGTGGATATTCGACTGTGTACATTGGAGCATTCATATTAAAATTTGCCGTGGAAATGATAACAATTAAAGGGTTATCCAATTGTCCTTGACCTGATTCGAGTAGTTCCATCATTTCAGATGTTTTACTAGCGCCATATTCGTCTAAGACTCCTAATTGTGGCTCAAATCCATCAATTGCACCTGTATCACGTGACAATGGGCGTACGTATGAATCATCATCTAAATTAATGAGCAACTCTCTAATACGTTTAGTTGATTTTTTAACATCTGGATATTTAGCACGTAACTGATCCAATTGTTTTCTAGCCATTTCAAATGCAATCTTAGCTTGTTCCTTATCGTTAGCTGTA